CCAAACATCTACTGTATTTAAGTCATACTTTATCAATTCTCTAATAAGGTATGGATTTTTATAAATAGTCTTTGACTTTGCCAAATCTTTAATAAAATAATTAGATTTGATTGGTTCAATACCCATAGAAACCTGTCCTAGTATAAAAGAACTTGATTTTGTTGGAGCAACTGCAAGTAATGTTGTGTTTGCAAATCCTGGTCTAATTGATCTATAACCTCTTTCGTCATGTAACCATTTAGATGCTTTTTCACTTCTTTCTTTTAATGTACTAAATATATCATGGTTTAATCCTTTTGCTTGAAGAGAATCAAATGTAATTAATTTAGATTGAAATAATGAGTGATACCCAAGAACGCCTAATCCCAATGCTCTGTGTTGTTCAGCAAAACGATGTGCTCTTGCCATGCCTGGCATATTTGTAGATTTCTTAACGAATTCATCCATTACTGCATTTAAGAATAATGTATAAGTTTCAATTGCGTCAGTGTCTTTGATTTCATCCCAATGTAAAATATTAATAGAACCCAAACAACATACGAATGAATTAAAAGAATCTGTTGGTAACTGAATCTCAGAACATAAATTTGAAGCTGTGATTTCAAGACCTAAATCTTTATAAGGTGAATTGTTGTTTGAATTATCTTTAAACATAATATAAGGAAAGCCAAATTCGTTTCTCTTTTGAATAATCTTTGCCCATATTTTACGCTTATCAGAATCTCCTGCCTTCATCTCTGCAATCCATGCATCACCAACAGTAACTCCGAATTGTAAGTTTTGAATAGGATTACCTTCACTACCAATATCTAAGAACTCTAAAATATCAGTGTGTTCTATTGGTAACCAAGCTGCACATGCACCTCTCCTTGCTTCTGATTGTTTACATACATCAACTGTTGTGTCATACATTCTAGCATAATGGACTGGTCCGTCTGCTGTTCCGCCAGTTGAAATTGTAGTTCCTCTTGCTCTAATGTTTCCTAAATATACAGAAGTTCCACCTCCGTATTTTGACATCATTCCAATTTCTCTAGATCCGTTTAAAATACTATCTAAAGTATCGTCTACGTTTGATCCATAACAACTAACTGGTAATCCTTTATCTTTTCCGAAGTTAATCCAAACTGGAGTTGACAAGCTATAAAAACCTCTAGTCATATAATCTTCAAACTTCTTTGCGAAGCCTTCTATCTTTAAATATCTTTCTGCTGTGTTTGCGACATCTTTAATTCTTTGTTCTGGCGATTCTTCAATATAACCTCGAGAGAGGAATGTTCTACTGTCAGCATTAAGCCAGTAATTTTTCTCGTAATTCATGTTGTTTTTGTTTTTAATTTTGAGTTATTATTACACTTGCTACTAGATTTTCTGAATCATATACAACAGAGCCTTGCCATGTATTGGTTGTGATTTTAGGATTATTTAATTTATAAGTAAATATTAAATTTACATTATTTTCTTCATTAAATTCTTTAATTGCTTGTTCTAATAATTTAATTTTTTTATCAACTTCCTTTTTATCATTCTTTAAATCATCTTCTACTTCTGTTCTAGAATATTTCCCTAAACCACCATTATCATTTATGTTTCCAGAAAGTTTATCTCCTTTTAGTGTACTATTCGTAAATATCCAGTAATAACCTTTTTTTTCATCAGTAAGAGTAGTTTCTAGAAATTTACGTAAATTTTTGTAACTGTCTTTATTTGATTCATTTAAGAAATTGTCAAATGTTTTTAAGTTTTTCATTGTAATTTTATTTTTTTAGTTTGGTTTCTAATACCTGAGACCTGTTTAACTTTTTCTGGATCTTTCATTGGATTTTTATCACCGTCACATATTCTAAATCCTTTACCGCCATTTCGGTTAGTTGCGACTGCTAATTTAACTCTCAGTCTTTGAGCTTCTTCTTTTTAAAGATTTCTAAGAGAATACTTTTTAATTCTATTTTCTAGTATTTCTTTATCTATTAAGTTCTTATAATGACTTTTTTTATCAAAAAAGAACATTAATTAAAACAAATCATCTTCAGTAATTGACTTTGATTTTTTGTTATAATCGACACTTTTTTTGTAAAAAAAGTCTCCCTCTTTTGTTGATAGAATTTCAATGTCAAACCATAATGTTTTTTCGATTTCATTAAAATCTACATCGAATACTGGCTTCATTCCGATTCTACCTAATGAATTGTTAAATCTGTTTTGAATAAATTGTTTAATTGTATCTTTAGATAAAAAATCCAATTCTCCTTTTTCAAAAATCCAATCAAGTATTTTAACCTCGGCAATATACGCCTTTTTACATGCTGAATCAATTAATTGCTCGAACTCTTCATCAAACCATTCAGGATTTTCTTTCTTTATGATATTGATAAGCTCTGCTCCAAAGTTCCCATGTATTTCTTCTTCCTTGCTAGTTGCTTCAACTACATTTGAAATACCTTTAAATAAATTCTTATCCTTGTTGAAAGACATCATAATTAAAAATTGACTGAATAAACTAACATGTTCTATAAACAATGAAAATAATAATACAGATTTTGTATACATTTTATTGTCCTTACTTCTAGTACCATCTAGATACTTGGTTAGATATGCAATTCTGTCTTTAATCGCGGGGATCTCAATAACATGTTTGAAATCTTCTTCAAGACCTAAAATTCTAAGAAGCTGCGCATATGCATCTTTATGCCTTACCTCTGATTCTGCGAATGTCATGCCTACATCTCCTATTTCGGTGATTGGCATTCTTTTATATAAGTCTGCCCAAAATGTTTTTACATTGACTTCTATTTGTGCAATAGCAAGCATTGATCTTTTTATTACTTCTCGTTCTTCTTTTGTGATTTTAGTTTTGAAATCATCAATGTCAGTAGTGAAGTTGAATTCAGTGTGGATCCAATATGAATGTCTAATTGCGTCTTTATATGCTAATAGTGAAGGGTATTCGTATGGCAATATATTTACTCTTTTTTGAAATATATTTTTATTCTTTTTCATTTTAAGTAATATGTTTAAGTTGTTATGTTATTTATTTGATTATTTTCTTTAAGTTTTCTGCCTTTGTGTAGTATTCATACGAAGTTTTTTTGTAATCCTTACGTTTATTGTATAGATCACTTAATATTTTTCTAAGAATAGAATCTTCTGTTTTATATACTACACCATTATCGCATACAATTACATTTTTATCATTTCTTCTAGTATCGATTTCACTTTGATTGATCTTTTCGATATAAGCATCTGGTGAAATATTAAATTGACGCATAATTGAAGGATAGAGCGAAGCAAAATCGAATGCACTTACTCCTTCATAATATCCTAGAATTGGCTCCTTAACATATGCTCCTGCATATTGCCCATCTTTATGACTATCATTTTTCTCCTCACTACCGATTCGCATTCCTTGTTCAGCAAGCTTTCTAGCCATAATAGATTCAGTCACCGCAACTGGTGAACTTGCTTTATATAAAGGCATGTTTGTTATGTTTGCTAGTGTTAAAAGTACTTCCATCGATTTTAATTTTTGATCGATGTAATAGACCAATACTGAGTCAACCACATTATAGTATATATATTTAACAAAATTGTCTCTATATAAATCTTGTAATGAACCTGTAAACTTAATTTTATTAAGTTTAAGCACATGTGTTGAAACAAAATCAAGTGAATTAGATTCTTTCACCTTTACACTTCTATCATACTTATCATATAATTGCATGTAATCTAAGATTCCAATATGAAGTGGTCTAGTGTCTCTACTATCGACTGTTTTTGTCATACCCACTTCTGATATGTCTATTTGTAATCTCTTACATCGGTTGACAATATACTGCCAGTCATAATTTATGAAGTTCCATCCTGTCATCATTGGGAACTTAGGTAAGAATTTCATTAAGAATGTTGAGACCATGTCATATTCAGACTTAAACTTATGGTACTTGAATTCCCAATCCATATCAAAATCTTTAAAATACTCATTAGTATCATCTTGTATCTTTTGAATCTTATCAGAGGCAATATCTTCTAGCCCTAGTACTATTGCTTTACGGTCCGGTGTAATTATTGAAAATGATAATATTCTACTTTTAGCTTCTTCTGCCTTTGGGAAGCCATCTACTATTTCTGTTTCAATATCGACAAAGTATGTTTTAGGCATATTATATGCTGTTAACTCTGCTTTGTCCTTTTCTGAAAGACTATCTAAAAAATAAAGAATTGAAAACTTGTTAAATTTCTTTCCATTTCCTAGTTTAACAGAACGTCCATCCCAGTTTTTATAATCTGGACTAGCCGCTCTATCTTTATCATCGCATACGTACCAGTTTTGAAATTTGTCTACTGGATATTGTTTAAATGATACTTCGCCTTCTGTATTGTAATATGAAATAATTACATCTTTTTCTCTTTGTTCTATGTCAAGAATCATCTATTTGAATTTAGTAAGTTATTATTGTGTATTATATGATTTGTTTGGACCATATATATTCATCTAATAACCGTCTTTCTGTCTTTTTTTATTCTGTTCAGCTTTAGAGAAATAATAATTAAAAACAGTTGGTGCGTCTAATCCAATTGAAGATGCGTAGTTAAACATAAAGTGGATTATATCCACAAATTCCATGTATAATTCTTTCTTGTCTCCTTCTGAAAGATCTGAAACCTTCATAGTTTCATACTTTGTAAAGTCTTTTTTCCAGTATTTCCATACTGCATTTCCAGAACCATCTTTAATACCGCCGAGTGCATCAGTCATTTCATGCACCTCATCGATAAGAGCATGTGTATTGACATGCCAAAAGTCCATTACCTCCCTAATACTCATGTTTTCAAAATTAAAACCGTATGTCTGCTCTTGCATTTTCTTTTGGTTCTCCATGATGTCCGCTAGGTGAGTTGTTGAGTCTTTATAAAGGTCTTTTACTTCTAGATCTTTACATTCATTATCTATATTTGCCATAATTAATTTTATATATTAGTTATATTAGAAAAGTGGGTTTTGTTCAAAATTATTATTAAAAAAATATTGCATTAATGCAGCATCAGTTCTAGCAACCTTTCTTCTGCTAATAAGATGTGGATTATTTCTAAGCCTGTGATAAACTCCATATTGGCAAAGACCAACCTCACATCCGTATGTTTTAAGCTCATCTTGTTCGTGTGTGAAAATCTTCTTACCATTTACAATTACATTATGTGTTGATTCATGTAATGGAATTTCTCCAATCAACTCTTTATAATTATCTCGGAACCAAATAACTCTTTCTCCATAAGGGACACTGCAAGTATCTCCAAACATTAAATCTAATGTAAACCTAGCACCAGGACCAGGAACACAAAATCTTTCATCATGATCTATATTGATTCTTGGATTAACTGAGTTAGAAGTAGAGCAATGGTACCCATAATAATCACCAACTCCTTCAAGCTGTGTTAATATGCTAAACATCTCAGATAAAGAATTGACCCTGGACATACTTCCTGTTATTCCTCTAGGTATAAAACTAGCAACCCATAATAATATGTTTATCTTATGTGCGTCTCTTGGTTGATTCCTAAGGTTAGCGACATAAGTGTTTGCAGCACCATAAAGACTTGTTCGAAGCTCGGTAGAACCATATATTGGTAAGCCTAAAGAAACTGCATCTTCTAAGTTTTTGCGGATAGTATCTTCGTATGCTCTGTCAACTAATAGTCTTTCAAAATCTACAAGTGCTGTTTTAGGGTTAGGGTCTCTTGTCAATACTTGATGAATTCCACGAGCTCCATAAAAGTGAGAAATAATGGTATTGCATATAATATTGTCCATTGATATTGGAGCATTTACTATGTTTTCCATGATATATTTCATACGATCATCTAATGTTATTTGTGGATGAAAGTATTCAACAGTTTCCCCAAGGGCCTCGTCGCCCTCGTTGTCATAGCTTTCCAGGATTCCCATATTATAGAGAGCTCTTTCATTAACTTTATTAAAGAATCTTCCGATGTCTTCAATTACAGTCATGTTTGCACTTTCAATTAAGTTTTCCATGGTCTTTTATTATTTTTTGAACCAGCAATCGTAGCCTCCGATATTCTTGAAAACCTCAAAGCTATTAACTAAATGATTTGGGTATATTGAAGTTAGTAACTCAATAGTTGGAAGTGCATATTCTTTTACCTTTCCCATATGCAATTCTACAAAAAGAACTTCTGGGAAATATTCAGCAACATCCTTGATTATTTCATATTCTGCACCTTCAATATCAATCTTAATAATATCTGGTTTGTATTTATTTAATAGGGCCCTGATGTGTATATTACGAACTTCATCATAATCTTTAAACATGCTTCTTTTTAAGATTGATGTTGAACAATGTGAACTATTAGAATTGCCTTTATAAATCTTAATAGTTTCAGTGTTAGACCCAGAAACAGCGGCATGAATTATATTTGCCTTTGGTTCGTCAGCAAAACTAGCTTTCATCTTCTCATAATTTCTTGGATCGCATTCTATCGTGTATACTTTAGCTGCTCCTCCATCTATGGCAATTTTGGTAAATCCTCCTACATTTCCGCCTAAATCTAGACATACTTTATCGGTATAGTCGACTTCTGGAATCATATAATGTGTCAAGCAATCCTTAATCATGCTTTTGTCAACACCCTCTGTCGCACCTAAGTATTTACAATATTCTTTCTTTAATGCCTTTGTTTGTTTTTGTTCTATTGTATACATTGTTACTTTATTTTTTTACTAGTGATGAAATTATATGAACTACTTGGAGCTCTTTGTGAGCTTTCTTAATTAACTCGAGCTGTACACTATCATCTTCAAAAAATCTAACAACATTAATACCTTCACTTTTTAAACGATTTATTGTTTTTGCTTTATGATTACCTGAGAACCTTCTAGCCTTAAGCGTATGGTCTCCTCTTTCTGCTAAAGTCATTGGGTTAAAATAAACCTTGCATTTAATTCCTAGCTCTTTAAGAATGTTCTTAATATATTCTTGTTCATCAATACATCTTCCAGTTATAATGATGTCCTTGCCGGATCTTGGTGTAATTCCAATTGAAACTACTCCATCAAAATCATAAGCAAAGACATCATTACTTTTCTTTGTTTTTTTGAAAATATTTAGCATTCTTATTTTAATTGCTTCTTAGTAATTGCTGTCAGTTCTCGATTTGCTAAGGCGTTACATTCAGAAATTGCGTCATTAAACATCATTTGTTGAGGTGGTGTTTTCTGTGTGGACGCTGAAGGACCGCGAAGTGAGCCAACAATACCAAGTTCTCTTGCAACTTTAATATATCTAATAGCTTCAATAACAACACCAGCAGAGTTTGGTGAATCTTGCACACTTAATTGAGCATCAAAAATAACTGGTGCGCCTCCAAATCCTGTAAGCTCTAAGTGAAAGTTAGCAATTTTATTGTCACCGTAGAATGTGATGTATTCTGAAGGACCTGCATGTAAGAATGTATTTTCAGTTAAAATTCCACGAATATCGTTTTGTGATCGGATTACATTTTCTTTAGATATTTTCTTAGAAGCTAAACGCGTTTTGTCTTCCATATTTAAAAAGTCAGTATTACCTCCGACATTTCTTTGAATGTGACATTTTACGTGGTGTCCTCTTTCAAATGCAAGTTCTTGTAGCATTTGGGAAAGTATGCTGGCTCCGTATGCACTTTTCATGTCATCCCCAATTATTGGAATTCCTGCATCAATAAATCTTTGCTCCCAAACTGGGTCAGATGCTATAAAAACTGGAATACAATTAACAAAAGAGATTCCTGTCTCAAGGCAAATTTCAGCCCAGAATTCTGTAGTTTTTTGAGAACCTACTGGCAAATAGTTTATAAGCACTTCAACTTCGTGTTCTTTTAAAAGTGCAATTATTGAATCTTTCCATATTCGTGCTTTCTTTTGAGTCCAATCAGTACGATTCATATCAGTTGAATTTCTTAATTTTTCATCAACTAAGAATCTATTTTCTTCTGGATAGTTGTCCATAAGTGCTGCATAACCATCAATTACCGGAGCTTCATAAACAGGTGCAGTTGATGTTATTTTTTTAACGATATCCCATGCGCAATTTGGTCTTTGTTTTAGTGAATGTCCTAGAGTTTGGTTAATTTTCCGTTCATCAATTTCAAAGGCACATACAAACTCAATGTTCTCAGCCTTATAGCCACCGATGTCTGCTTTCATAAGACCAGTTACTTCATTTGGATTTTCAGTGTAATATTGTACACCTTCGACCAGAGACTTGGCGCAATTACCAGTTCCAATAATTCCTACTTTAATTTTGTTCATTTTCTAAAATTTAATTTATTTTTATTATACTTTATTTATTTAAAAAGTTTCAAAAGAGACTATTGATAGTTCTCTTTAATATTTTATTCTGGCTAGACGTCTCTAAGTCATATTGATAAAACTCTCTAGATAAATGAACTGAACCAGGTTTCTCCATATAAGTGTCTGCAAAATACTTTGGATCTTCAATGTACCAGTTATTTGGCCATTCGATTACATTCATATTATATATAGCCGAGAGATTGTTAACCTCTTCATTAAAGATTTCCATCAATTGAGTTCTTTCTCTATGAGAACCTACAAAGGCAGTTCCCTTATGCCACCCAGTCTTAGGTATTCTGCGCTCTTCAAATTCTATTGGAAGCAATTTTACAACTGAAATTTTTTCAATATTAAGAGATTTCAAATGTTCAAAATAATTAATAACCAATTTTTTAATAGAATCTACTGGCTTTTCTTGTCTACATAAATGATGCCTAACATCAATGTTTCCAAAATAAACTATAAGATGCTTTGTTCCTTCAGGTATATAAGACTCCATTCCTTCTTTCATAACTCCGAATAATGTTTTACCATCATTTCTACTTATGTTTGCACCAGGATGATAGACTGAAACAGAGTGAGAGTCTCCTAAGACAAATGTATTTGACTTTAAAGAAAGATCGATAGTTTGGGTGTTTTTGCTTCTTGATGTAAGTGATTCGACATCTAAAGATGCCCATAAGTCTGAACATGCTTTTATTCGACTTTGGACAAACATACCAACATCTGGCATTTCGCGATTCAAGCAGAATATTTCACCTTTAAAATCAAGAAATCTTTTAATTCTTTCTGCCGGGTCATCAGTGGCTCCTCCAAATAAATTATAAGACCCTTGAAATTCCATTGGAAGTGCTACCAGCCATACATCGTATTCGTGAATGTTCCCTGATTTTGAAAGTACTTTAACATCAAGTCCTATTGATGTTAATTGATTTGCTAAAAGATAAGCCCAAGCACTTTTATGACTAGCCTTCTTTGAACTATACGTTGTCACAACGTCGTCAATTGCTATAGTCTTACCTTTCAAAGAATCTGCAACGTCATATATATTAACCATTGTTTTGTTTTTCAGCGATATAGTTGTCTAATCCTTGGATATATGCAACTGCATCAAGTAAGTTATCTCTCTTGTGATTGTATGACTCTCTGCTGAATTTAAGAGCAATTAATGCTTTATACATATGCTCTCCAGTAACTTCAAACCCTGTCATACCTTTGAATATCATAGCAGCTCTGTCCATCCCTTCAGAAAATGGACCATATTGTCTGTCCTGTTCTTCGTTACGATTGTTAACTATGCCACTAGCTTCATCTAAAATATTCATAAAATAATGTTTAAGTATTATAAGTTATATATTGCTTTTGTTTTTTTGTTGCCCTAGTATATTATTAGTGGCAGCAAATTCTATTGCTTTGGCTATGTACTGATATCTGATAAGATCGAAGCAACTATCATTTTCATCATAGTACCATCCCTGTACATTATATTCACTCCAAATATATGTGTTTAAGAAATCTACTTGAAGTTCACACTCTTCGCAAAATATCTGATTTGCTTTTTCTGGTGTTAGGTTAGCTAAGACTTCATTAGTTACTTTAATTGCAATTGCTCGATCACTCATAATTTCTTTGTTTAATTTGTTATATGTAAATATAATCAATTTATATAGAAACCGAAACAAAAATATGTTAAAAAATGTTAAAGTTATTAACGAGTTCTTATCATTGTTTTCCTTAAGTCTATTCGTAGCCAAAATAAACGTACAAGTGACTCGATGTCCTCTGTTTCAACACCTTCCTCGAGCGATGTTATTATAATAAAACTGTCAACCATTCTCTTGGAGCTATTCAGTTGATCCAGGGTAGTACATGAGTCTATAGCCTTCTCTATCTTGATCATTGTTGATTTTGACCAATCATTATAATTGTCTCGTCTAAAAATATACTCCATTTCTTGTTAAATTAAAAAGCTCTGTATACTTATACAGAGCTTTTAATTAAAGTTTCAAATTGTGGTTTAATGTATTTCGATGATACGTGAAATATATGCTTCATTTATGAAAGATTCAAATGTCTTTAAGTGTTTCATTTTCTTGCGCTTCTTTTTATATTCCTCTTCAGCATTCCCAGGTCCTGATAAAACATCACCTGATCCAATTTCAGTAGCGGTAGGTAATAAAGTAGCTCCCATACCTCCGATGTCGCCTGGTGTTACATTTTCTGTTAATTTCCTGCTAGTGATTTTCATATTATTTTGAGTCTATTTGAATAACTTCAGTTGCTCTAATTTCAACATTGTTATCTCCAACTGACATGTCAAACGATCCATGAAGATCAACACTTCCGTTACTCTCAGTTGGTGCGTTCGTCATTCCTCCTAATTTTCTTGAGTATTTCTGAGCATTAACATCATCCATAAAACCAACATTAATTACAATTTCTCCTGGTGAAATATGTAAAGTATCGCTACCTTCTCTGTTAAGTTTGTTAATAACATCTGCTGTCCATTCTTTTGTAAGTGTTGCACTTACGAATAAAACACCATCCATCGATTTAACTGCTTTTTCAACCTCTTCTAAAATGATATCAGTTGCAGATTCAAAGAACTTTTCCCATTCTTTATTAACTTCCTTCAGAGTATCGTCTGCATCTCCATTGTATTGTACTCTTTCAATTTGTTTTTTAAAAGATTGCAGTACTTTTCCTACTATACCCTTTGCAGAGTATGGTCCTGTCATTCTATATGCTTTTTCGTTAACAAATGCTTCAAATAATTTTACGTGTTTCATAATTGTGTTGTTTATATTTTCTTGTAAGTCTATTGCCCATCCATATTCAACATATTTTATTGCATCTTCTAGATCAACCTCATATTTTCTAGCTAATTTAGAAACAACTCCAATGTCTATTTTTTTGTTTGGATATTTAGATATTTCTTTGTCAAATCCACCCGGAACCCATACTTCAGGATTTTTTGTTGTTTTTTCAGTTAATATGCCCTTGAGAACAGTACTTCCTGTTTTTGATAATGTAATTCCATCTTCAGAAACGTTAAAATAATGTGAATTTCTTTTCATCCAACGGGCTGAGTCAGATGTCATTTCTTTTAGTATTGTATAGAATTCTTCTTGTGTAATTTGTCCGTCCTTTAATGCTTCTATTACTTTGTTTCTGATTTTAGCATGGTGACCTACTCTAATTGCTGGATGATTTTCAGTATATTGTCTTTTAAGTGTGATTTTGCCTTCAGTATTGTTGGATTCAACAATAATCTCTATTTCCAAGTTGCCAAAAGCTTCTAAAGCATCTTCGTAACTTGATTTCTTTTTGAATATAAAAACATTGGATCCGTCGTTCTTATATTTAATGTTTCCATTATCTCTAAGAATTTCATTGGCTTTCCTAGCATCTCTTACAGATACTTCTATTGAGAGAGTAGATTCATCTAAAGCTTCAACAGATTCATTTTGAAACCACTTTGATATTAAAGTTTGATAAATCTCATCTTCATTCTCAATACCATATCCATCTGCTTTTGTTTGTAATTCCTCACCATCAGAAAAATCAAATCTGATTGTTGGATTATGTCCTCCAGTTACTCTAGATGTCTTTGTAATAGACAATTTGTTGTTTTTATTAACGTTAGATTCATCTAAAGCTTCAACAGATTTTAATTGATCCATTGTAAATTCAATTGCAACTGAAACGTATTGTTTTTTAGTGTCTCCATATGGAGTAGCTAAGATTCCTCTTGGGTTATTTGCATTTCCAATAACTTTAGTGACTTTCCATGTTTCTCCATCCTTAAAGTTTAAAATTACTCCAGGTTTTAAATTAAAGTCAATTAATTTACTTGAAGATTCATCAATTGCACTATCATATATTGACTGGAGCCATTGTATTAATTCTTTGTCATCTCCCTTTGCAAATTGAGGATATTCTTTCTTTGCTTGCTTTGCAAAATCTTTAAAATCTTTTGATTCCTTTGCTATTAAATCAAGATCAGACATTGATTCATATATTACTAAAGATTCATCTACGCCTAATCCTAGTTTTTCTATTGTTGATTTAATAAAAAATACAGCATCGGATTCTGAATATCCGTATTCTTTTGCGGTTTTTGTGACGAACGCCGCAACTTTTTTCTCTCCAGGTGTAATTGCTTCATTTACGAAATCATTAAAATTTGTTATGATAAATTCCATTTCTTATTATTTATATTTATTTATATATCTTTTTTAATAAATTGACTAAATGTTAATATATCGTTGAATGATTCTGCGACAACACCCATTGAATCTTCTATCTTTGTTTTTAACTCAAAGTACATTGAGTGAATTGCCTTTGGTGTTAGTGTTTTAAATAGCTTCTCGTCTCCTGCTAATAATGCATTTCTGACAGCAGTTGCAGAAATATCGTTATCTGTTCTAGGAATTTCAAAAAGTCCAAAATCAGCTCTAACGTTTAATTGATCTCTATATGAATCATTATTGACCTGATATCCATAGCTAATCATTCTATCACTTCCGGTTCCCCATAATACTGGCTCATATTTAGGTCTCATTTCATTAAACATAGTATCAATACCACCTGTTGGAATAACATATATTTCTTTTAGGAATTGATATTGTTTCTTAACATTATTGAACATTTCAATTTGTGTTTTCTCGTCATATGGTTTGCTAAATTCATCACCTTTCTTTTGTGCTTTAGCCTTAACTAAAAATACAACAACAGGGAACCCATTTTCCTTATGTATAGTTTCCAATACCTTTGCATGTCCTAATGTAAATGGTTGAAATCTACCAACGAACATATTAACTGGTGTTTTTCCTCCTTCAGTATGATTTACTTTAAGAGCCTCATTCAAATCAACAGAAGCTTTAATCTTATTATTTAACATAAAGTTTCGGTAGTCATGTATTGAGTTCTCATCAGTCTTTTCGGCAAATATCTTTTCAGTTATTTTGACTATTAACTCATTCATTCTAGACATAGTATCTTTGTCTATAAGATCTGATGTTTTTGTTCTTTTCTTTCTGAAAGAACTTAAAACCATTTTAAAAAGCTCTGCTAAAACATCGTTTGATATAAATTTAAGAGTCTTTTCATTCTTAATGTATTTTATATTTAACTTGAATGAATCAGCAGAAGAAAATTCTGCACTTTCAAAATTAACTCCTATATATTTTGAGGAGTTTTTGTCAATATAAGAATTAAAAATGATTGACATTGCTTCAAGGTATCTATATTCTGCGCTGTCTTCTTCTAGTATAATTTCGTCTAAGTCATATTGAGCTAAATATTCTAAAAAGTCTGTGACTGCTATTTGGTATGTATGACTTGATTCCTTAAAGGCCTCAACGTTATATGTTCTAGTAAAATCTTCAAGTTTAAACGAATTCATATTATTACCATCTATAAAATTAATGATAAGGCCGTCAATTTCACTTTCAAGATCAGTATTTAATGACGTTGAACTAATACTTTTATTAAAAAGTTTAAACATCTTTAATGTAAAACTAGTTTTATCTTTAGTTTCTATTAAATAATCAAATGAATCTGAAAATTCACGGTCACTCATTGATAAAAGTTCAGTCAATTCGTCTTTCTGTACTTGAGATAAATATCCGTCAAAAACTATTAATGGTTCTTGAACATTTAATTTCTTTGCCCATTTCTTTAAGACATCTGGATCGTTTATTGTTTTTTTAATCTTTCCACTTTCTCCAATTTGTTGAATATGTGTCAATATTAAATTATTAGTAGGAGTACTTTGATATGATACCTTAGAGGCTTCAACCTCTGGTAAGTATTCAAAACCAAATCTCCAATCAGTTGGTATTTCATTTTTAATAGATACTGGCAAACTTTGCATATAATTTATAGCAATTTCATATAGTGAAATAATAGTCCTATCTACTAAATTTAGCTTATCAGTGTTTGAAGACTTAAAGTATTCAAAACCATCCATTTTTCTTCTAACAAGAAATGTGGGAGCTGCGACCTTTTCAGTTATAAGCACCCTATTCTTTAACATATCACTGAACATTTCCCTGTTAGTGTCATTAAAGTATTCTCTTAGTTTTTGTAAAGCCATTTTATTTTAGTATTATTAATGTAAATCTTATTTATATTCGTGTTATTTTAGCCTCTTCACCCTTTGATGTTTTAGCTGAAACAGTTTCTCCTTTAGATAATCTTTTCATGTCACTGTTCTTTACAATAACAGAACCTATAATATCTTTTCGAGGATCGTTGTCCATTAGATAAAGGCTATCGGTCTTATCTCCTTCTCTTTCAAAACCAGCGACGTTAATACTATATTTATTTGCACCAATAACTAGTTCATATTCTCCTGGAATTTGAGTATCGTATGCAACATTCCTATATTCACTAACAAACTCCTTAAATAATTTTACCTTTTTCATTGTATTTCTTTTATGATTTTATGTTTTCTGAATAGACTATCATACCCTCATTATCTTCTATTACTAGTGTATAATGCGTAAACGGCATATTACGAATTGATTCATACACTGCTGGAATAATATCCCTAATGCTTGCTAATTCTTGATGAATTACCTTTTTATCCTTAATAACAACTAAGGCCCAAGGACCTGCTTGACTTCCACCTCTAACACCTTTCATTATTTTGCTCCAGTTTCCTTTAGCTTCGTTGATAAAATTCCTCGAATAATTTAATGTGTTTCATAATTGTTTTATTTGTTTTATTTATTTGTTTTATCTCCCGTATTTTATAATACCCATTAGCTGATTAATTGC